CCCGGGTTACGCCAAAAACCTAAAGAAGGTTAAAGCGTACAGCGGTATCCCACCGCTGCCTTAAGTCCTCAGACGCAATGTCTGAGTCCGTTGGCGATCGCTCCCAATTGGGCGCAATCGCTTGACGACTTCGGTAAAGCTTCACATCATGCCTGATGTTAATCTTACCCGATACAAGTGAGCCATCCAACGCGGCTAGGAAAATCGCAGACGGATTGTATATCCGCTTGCGAGATCCCCTTGGCGTTAAAACGACCCCATCGCCGAAGCGCATAACATTAGGTTTGCTTGAGAACCGTCGATACATTATCGATTGGAACTCAGGATGGACCTTCTTGTTACGTACTAAGTCGTAGGGGACTTTTATACCAGCATCATCATTGTCCCAAGGCGGCACCGGAAAATCCGGCACCGTCTTGAGTAGGAACTTGACTGTTCTTGATAGTCTAATTCCAGTCCTTGCGGACCAATAGTTCAGCTGGTTAATGATGGCACAGCGAGTCTGGAGAACAGATAGCCGTTTAACATAAACGGCTCTGACGTTACGACCACGAAAGTAGTCGTGACCACAAGACTCGCGGAACGGTCCTTCAAGAAAGGACTTCTGCGTGTTGACCTGGAAACCGAGATGCTCGATTAAATGGATTACCGGACCAACCAAATGGTTGGGAACGATAATGTCATCACCGAACACACTCCAATCCAGGCCGGAACGACAGAAACCTCTTCCGAGGTATCTGTAACAAGCAGAAACGGCACAGCAAAACACAATCGTCTGTAGAGGGAACGTAAAGCCGTTCCCCATAGTCGATATCATGTGCAGTGCTACTTGCCTCCCGTCAGGGAGTAACGTCATGGGTGACCTAAGGTGTCCTAACATTCTGACTAAGTCAGAAGGAAAGTACGCCTTTATCATAGGCCATGGCATACTATCGGACGCGCTCTCTAGGTCGATCGTACACAGTCGATCGTCTAGCGAACCTATCCGAGCAAGCTCTCGATTCACTGACTGCTGTTTAGAGAGGTCTATTCCATAGACCACTTTAAGGCGATCAGTGAGAATCGCAGCCAAACCTAACTGAAAAAAGATATTCAAATTAGGCTCAATTGCGATCACTCGAGACGTGTCGACGTTTTTAGGCACAGTCGTCAAACGGTTTCCTGGAACTACTCTTTCCCCAAACCCCTCGGACCTGCGGAATGACTCCGCATCAGCCCATAGGGGGGAGGAACTAAAGTAGTTGAGATAAGAAATCTCCAGGATCCGCGAGGTGTAACATAGGTCTGAAGAGAACAACTTCGTGTAGAAGTCATTTCCCTCCGAACCGATGGAAACACCAGGTCCACAACGAGCAAATTGGAGAATTTGTTCGTAAGTGGACACGAGGGGTTCACGATTCCGAGGATTGAAAAACCGGTGAACTTCATCTCTGAAGTAGCCGATTAAGCAATCAAGGTACAAAGTGTCCCTCTTATCGCTCCTCCAAGTTCCACACCTGTCATTGACAGAAAGGAACTTACTTAGCGCTACAGAATCAGCGGTAGACCGCATGATGGGATCATACTCCTCAAATTTCTTGAGGAAAGACTCCTTCATAAGGAATACTGAAGCTTCTGAAGCGGAGGTACATGAGGACAAAGAATCCCGAAAGGGAATCTCTGACTCATGTAGATCTTGGACCAGGCAGGAATAAAGAGCATCAGGCTTGATAGCCATGGTACACGATTCTCCTCTACCGGTTTTTGGAGCTAAATTATGCTACTCTCAATAGAATTGAGAGCCCTAACCAGCTCCGTTGTGACTCTTTCAGCAAGTGCAGGCTCATTTCTGAACCTATCACGAAGCTTCTGTGTCACGGCAACGATTTCCAAATGGAAAAGAGTTGTCGTAACACAAATACGGTCCTTGGAAGGATCGTAGAAATAGTCGTCGCGGTTTTGATTAGACAGCATAAAATAACTCCTTATACCAGTAAAACCATTTCCCTCAAAGCAGCTCGAACTAAGATCACGCACGCCAAGCCAAAGAAAAGTAAGGCGAGGAGTGCGAGAAAGAAGACGAGCCCGAACGAAACGATCCGGAGCGCTCGACGGACTATATCACTATAGTACGCCGGACGCAACCGAGTCGCCGAATTCGTTGCTTTGCTCCCATAAGGAGCCAATGTGGAGGGAAAGCGCAGCGCTCAGAGCCGGAAAGTCGGCAGTTTCGACACCAGCCGGAACCGTAACAACGGTTTCGATCAGGATCAACTGCGGCGTCTGACCGGACAGAGGAGTACCACCCTTACGGGTGATAATCTTCCAAACGTTGCGAGCGACACGAGGCAGGACACCTGTCACCGGGTTGACCGGCGGAATTCGGTTGAATACCGCTGGCTTAAACACGGATAAGGTGAACGGCTTATCTACCGACGAAACGGTAACGCTGGTCTGTGTTCCGCCAAGAGCGGAAACAGCCCATTGTTTTCCATTTGAAGTCGGTGCAGTGTCGGTTACCAACGTATACGTTGGTGAGGACAATCCCGTACCGGGAGCCCCGGTAACCGGGGAGGCGGGTGAAAAACCCATAAGTCAAGTCTCCAGTTAACGATGAAAGGGTACTAATGCACGCTGACCTACAGCAAGGGCCGCCATATTGATCCACTTAGTTCCAAAACCTGGAGTAGTAAACTCCAGGGAAGGAATAAGCGAGCCAAGATACGACCCACGCGATACTTCAGTGAGCGAGTTCACCTCGAGACCAGGATGACCCGACGCATCTCTCGTAATATACCAGATTGAGTATTGGCACTGCGGAAGGATACCAAGTCGTGTGACTATGGTCTCCCTCCTAACAGTGCGGTTTACCCAACGAAGGTTAGAACGATTGAACGTCGCTGCGGAGATTATATCGTCAATGTTGGCGAAATAATCAACTAGAAACGAATATGGAATCAATTCCCACACTGTAGGCAAAAACTCATCTGGACGAAATATTCCAGCGTGAGCAGTTGCGTTTAGTGCAGGTTGCTCCATATTCACCGAGCCGCGGTATGTAACCACGATGTTCTCGACATGAGAACAGCGCCAACCAACTGTCAAAAGCCCAATGGCATATTGACCGTAGGTAAGGTCTCCAGAACGTTCAAGTTTCGCAGATGCGTGAACAGGAACGCGAGGAGATGGAACGCTATTGGTGTTGATCAGTAATTTCATGGCATCATTGATGTCACTAATTAAAGGTTTCCACCCAAAGCTATACTCAAGCCAGGTGTCAGCAAGAATCTTTCTCGCAGTAGAGAGCCTCTTACGAGGACTCACTCTCTTTACCTGTCGCTTCCTTTTCTTTAAGGTAGCGAGATAGGAAGAGAGACCCGAGCGTAAGGTTTTTGCTGGCGAAGCTAGCATACGCAGAGTCTGTCCTATTTCACCGAGGGCTACACCACCTTGAAAGGTGGTCTGGACACCCCGACAACGTTGGACAAATCGATTAATTGCCTGGTTATCCGCACTAAACTCCGAGAGAAGACCACTAAAGCCGTCGAAACCTGAATGGGTCTCAGCGACTAAGGTGGCAGAACCGGGAAGAGAAGAAGGATTTCCAACTGCAGGATCCCAAGTAACATTCGCAACAGCGGTAAGAGGACTAGAAGAGCGAGAGTACTTGCGACCAACTAAGGTCGTAGTAGCATCATGGCCCATCTTAATTCTCCAACGCCAGTCAGGATAGTTACTTCCCGTCGTACGATAATTCTCCACTATTGAGTGGGTGGTATCGCCCGCCGTGAAATGAATCGCCTTATCAACTTGATATTGGCGAAAATCATAGGAATTGATGCAGTCAATCCATTCTTTCTTCGTAACGGTCATACAACTCTCCAAGGGTTTGCAGAACTCGACACGATTGTCCTCACGGACAATAGTATAAGGCGAAACACGGTAGCTCCTAAGGGAGACGTAACATGTGGTAAGCCGGGTCGAGGTGGGTAAATGCGATATGTGAATAGCACATATACCCTGGAAAAGCAGCTCCTGACGAGGAGCTCTACGTCTGAAAGCGTACCTTCTTGCGAAAGCACGAAGACAGCGCGCAGAGCAGCCACGACGGTGGCT